ACTCTGGCAACATAAGCCATCGTTTTTTCCGCATCTGGAGTTACGCTAATAAGTTTTACTGTCATTTTGTTCCAAATCCTTTTGATGTTTTTGCTTCTAGTTCTGCGAGTTCTTGCTTAACAACTCGCAATTGTTCTTTCATCTCTTTTAATTTTTCATCTGAATATAGATGTTCTTGTTTAATCAATCTATTCAGCAATTTAACAAGTTGTCTTGCTCTAGTAGTTCTCATTTTAAGTATTGATCCATTCTGGTTAAAACATCATCCCAAAGAAGCCTATTTCCACATTTATCAAATAATCCTATCGTAACGACAAATCTTTTCTCATTAGTAGGATTATAGGAACTATGAAGAGGACCTGTGTTTGCTAAACTTGCTTGTCCAATTTCTGCTTCATAAACCATTGTAGCATCTTTTTCAAAAGACATTAGTACCTTTTGACTATAATGACAATCTATATCGTCTCCCAAAACATCTTTTCCGGGAACTCCCTTTACCTCTTCCATATTTTCCATAATATAGTTCTCCATTCCTGGAACCAATTGAAAAGAATTTTCAGAAGTCCACCATCTCATGGTGCTTCCTTTGGCACCGAATTGGTAAATAATCTTTGCCCAGTCATCACCCAAACCATTATCAGAGTGAATAATTCCAGAACTATTTGGAGGAGTGTAGAATACTTCTATCCAATCACTACTCATGCCTAAACGATCTAGAAATCTGGCAATTTTAAGATTGCCAAGGTCATCCAAAGATAAATTTTTATGAAATTCATGCCATTGAAATCCATCAGTTTTCCACTGTGAAAAATCTATTCTTGGAATATAATTTGGAATATTTAAATACCTATGAAATTTATTCATTGACAATATAATCTTTAAAAATTTGCATTCCTTCGTTCCAATGAACCATACCAGATGTATTTCTATCTCTTGATGATTTCCTTGGATTCCATGGAACGAAGCATAATGTCCACCTTGGATATGGAGTTGGATTATTAGTACCGTGAAGAATACCAACATTCACTAAACTAGGAACATTTGTATTTGCTTCATATAAAAGTGTACAGTCCTCTTCCTTTGCCCATAAATTGTGATGATATGCATCAGTATTTTTAATGCCACCATCGATGACTTTCTCTTCAACAATGTCTGATTTCCACCATTGAATTACACCCTCTTCTGGACCCCAAGTTACGTTAAGTTTAACGTGATTAGTATAAGTTCCATGATCGGTATGAATTGGAACTTTTCCATATGGAGGAGTATAAAAACACTCTTTACGAGCACAAATTAACCCAAATTGACCAAAAAACTTATCAATATCAGGATACTTTAATTCATTTAAAATATGATGTTTGACAATTTCTCCATGTTCTTCAAACATTTTTGGAGGTTCAATTTGAAAGGGTAAATTGAGATATCTATGATATGTATTATTCATAGAAAACCTCATCATAATCCATATCTTCTGGTTTTATTTCAGAAATCTTATGGGGTGGATCATCGGACAAAACTTCTACCTTTAAGCTGTCTAAAAGCAATTCCATATTTCTGATAATTAATTTTATTTTTTCTTTGTCCATACTCAAAATAAAGTTACTAATATTTTATACAAAAAAAGGGGGGAAGTCAATCCCCCCTAAGTTCATTTACTTATAAAGCCACTGAATGTACATTGATAAAAGAATAGTCAATAGAGCGATTCCGGCACTCGTTGTGACTATGAACTGTGCCATTACTTTGCTCCGATTAGTTGCGCTAATTGTGCCTGATGACGACGTTCTTCTTTTTGTTTTTGTTCTTTAATTAGTTGCAGAAAATTAAGTTTTTTCATTGCTACTTGTGACATTAGGTTCCTCCTTAATGGTTTAGGTTAAAGAGCGTTCCTTCAGTCGGCTTTTGCGTTCTCTATTCGCAAATAGAGAATGAACGATCCGTTCCGAGTCGGCTTACTTCCGTCTGGATACTCCAGATGAACGTTAGAGATATATTATATCCCTTTCATCTTATATAGTCAAGTTTTTTTGTATAAAATGTTACAATTTTTAAAGCCTTAAGAGACAAAAAAATACCCGGAAATTTTTCCGGGTATTTGGGTAATCACTTTCTCTTTTTAGTTTTAGGTGCCTGAATTCCCCAAATCCTAGGGTTTATTCTTCCGTAACCAAAATCAATACTCCTAATTACTAGTCCAAGATTATCATAGTACATATCAAAAATATTAACTCTCTTCGATGCTCTAGTTAAATCATAGCAAACTTTATCATTATAAAAATAAGTTACAATATAAGCGTCATTGGGAACTTGGATGTCCTTTGCCTCTTCTAAAGTACAATTTTGTTTTAAAATCTCGCATCCATAACGAGATTTAAAAGTTTCTTTTTCTTGTGGTGACCAAGTTTCTAAACTTTTTTCTCTATCGGACGCCTTTTCATTTTCCATTGGCATCTTTTCTTTTATTAATTTATTTTCCAAAATTACATTCTCCAATAATAATCAATTAACTTCTATTACCCCAGTTAATATCAGGATAAGCACTACTCACAAGATCTTTTGTAATTTTATATTTTGATTGCAGATTCTTATCCTTAACAAGGCAAAGAATTTCGGCTTCAAGTGGATGAAGTCCTTGAAGAACATTAATAAACATTGTTTCTCTACGAAGAGAACTCAATCCATCATTACCACCCTTTACAAAGTTATAAAATCTTTGATATTCTTTTCTAATAGAAGACTTTCCCTGATCAGATGCTCCTAAAGAAGAAGAATTTAATTCTGTCATCTTATTTACAGCATCACTAATTTTTCCACTTATGGTTCCACTGAAAGAATTTTGTTCACCTACGCTGGCATAGGGAACTTCACCTTCGGGAAGCATCGAAATTACAGATTCATCAAAATTCCAAATAAAAAGGGATTTTAATGATGGATGCTCAAACTTTTTCAATGCCTCAATTTTTCTGGCATTTGTCCTTTGTTTAGATACCACTGCCAAAACTTCAAAAGTAAATGGATTTGTTGGTAAATCTTCAATAGGAGATTCAGTTTTTTTAGTCTTCGTCTTCGCTGTCGTCGTAGTCATAATCGTTTTCAAACCTAAATGCAATTACTTCGTCAGGAATAACATTCCCATTTGTATCAAAAAATTCAGGATGTAGCTGAGGACCTTCCTGATAGTTCATCATGTATTCTCTAGCAACCCAACCTCCCATTATTCCTACTATAAAAAAAAGAAAAACTAATATTGAGCCAAAAACTAAACTAGTTGCTAACATTTTTTTCTCCTGGAGAATAACTTTTTTTCCTAAACGTTAAGGAAAATTCAAAATAAATGGTTACTTCCCTTTGAAGAAAGATGACCAGTTTTTCATAAATAATGTGAAAATTTTTAGGTTGCCTTTTTTTTCCTCCATTAAGAAAAATTTCAACACCACGATTAACGTGATTACTTTTATTTATGCTGCTCATTAAACAATATTATTTTCTTTAAGATACTTGATCGTATCCGTACACCCTCCCAACTTTTTATCATCACAAATAACTTGTGGAAAAGTTGAATTATTACCAAATTCAGAATAAAATTCTTCTTTCGTAAAATGAGTATCTAAAGTATACACTATAAATCTCAAATTTGTCAACTCGAAAACTTTTTTAATCTTTTCGCAGTAAGGGCATCCCTCTTTAGAATAAATTGTAAAATTCATAGTTTTAAAATCCTAAATGTTTATCTCTAACAAAATTTAAATCATAAAAAGTATAACTTAAAGGAAGATCCTTTAGAGCTTGATTATTAAATGGAATATCATAAGTAACTGTTTCTCTATTAGGACCCCAAGATCCCGCAGTATCGTGCCAATTTGATCCCCATTTGTGGTACATGTAGTATTCATTTTGAAGTCGACTGTGATCCAATTTTTCTCGCAATGAAGGGTCAATTCTCCAAGTTTGAGATCCTGTTGTATCGTAAGTGTTTTCTCCTTCTCCATGAAAATAAGAAAGACCTGCGCTGATTGTTTTAATATCAGCATTACTACATCGAATATAATAATCAACGTCTTCAACATAAGCTGGATAACAATTCTCATCAAACAGTCCAACTTTTTGAACAACCCAATCTTTCAATAAAAAAAGATCATAAGACATCGATGAATTTGCAAAAACAATTCCAGTTTCCGGATCTTCGGCATTCTCAATAAAACTTTTTAAAAATCCAGAAGTAAAAGAAACATCATTATTTACAATCATCCAATAAGGAGCATTCATGTAGCATTTAATTATTAAATTCCATGCTCCAGAAACTCCTATATTTGCAGGAAGATGACAAACTTTAATATTTTTAATATAGTAATAGTTTATCTTGCAAAGATTATCTAATTCTTCTGTTAGTTCTCCCCTACCATTATTATTAATGATGATTAAATTATCAACTGGATAATCAATACTAGAAACTAATCTCTGTATCCATTTGAATCCATTAACAATAGGAACTCCAATTACAGGTATAGAATCTAACATTTTTGGTCGTTCTTCTTAATTCTGTCTAGATTATCCTTAACTGATTTTCTATAATCTTCAGTCATCTCATAATTATCTAGAAGATCTTTAAAAATTG